CTGGATCTACTGACCAAGGTTGACTTCCTAATCCTTGACGATTTAGGCAAGGGTGACCGTGGACAGTGGAAGCAAGACTTTCTTTATACGCTTTTAGATAATCGTGATAAAACTATCATCACTACAAATATGGGAGGTAAAGCGATGAAGGAAGCATACGATGACGGACTAAGAAGCCGAATTACAAAAGGCGGACGGGACCTTTACTTTAAATACCCAGATAACGCAGAAGACAGGAGGAAATTGCCGTTTTGATTGACAAAATGATTGAGGGCTTCGAAGCTACTTGCTACGAGCTTTCAGACGAAATTAAAGCTAAGTTACTAGCTAGTGATCCAGATCGGGCGCGTGGCAAGATCATGGAACTGTACGCTTGCCGGCTAGCTGGCAGAGCATAAAAAAAGGCCCTTTGGGAAGGAAGCCCAAAAGACCGAGAGATAAAACTTTCTAAAGGAATTATAACATGGCTGGAATTAAAAATCAATGGCGACCGCGCATTATTAATATCATGTCGGACGGTAGCCAGGTAGATGACTTAAAAGGGTATACGATACCAAGAGATAGCGGATACTACAACGCAATTAGACGAATTAATAAGGAGATGTAAAATGTTTAACGATATTTTGGCCTGTATGACAATTGCAGGGACTTTCTTTGCAGCAGGCTTCGCTGGAGCTGTTTGGGATTTTAAACGAGCGCAACGGAAAAAAGCTAGACTAGCAAAACAAGAAGCAATCATGAAACAGTACGAGGAAGATCTACAAGAGAAATTCAACGAGGGCTACCAATCATTTCAAGCTGATTTAGCGTATGCACGGAAACATTCACACTCAGACAACGACTGGAGCATGGCAGATGTTTTGTAGCAAAAAAATCGCAGAATTAAAGCAAGAAATACGTTTTCAAAAAATCGACCTGGAAGGTAAGAACAATATACTTCGAGTGACCTTGAACGATAACAGAAGGTTGCGGAAGGAACTAAACCGAAAAAACCAACTTTTGAAAAAGTATCAAGAGGTCTTAATGAGATATCAAGAGGAGGGAAAGCTATGAACGAACGCTTACAGCTAATACTAGCTTGTATCAGAGTTGGGCGAGCGAATGTACTGACAACCCGCGACATTGCCAAAATGACAAACTTATCAGTCCGAAAGGTTCGAGGTGGCATCGCAGAACTACGACTTAAATTCTCAGTGCCTATCGTGGCCAGCAGATCACTTCCTCGCGGTTACTATTTCGCAGAAAATGATGATGAGTACACAGCGTGGGTTCTACAGTACAAAAAGCAGATCAAGACTGAACAGAAGCTACTAGATAGCTTGAAGTCTACGAGCTGGGATAGTTACAAAAGATTGAAGGAGTGCGATAATGTTTCCATTTGATTATGATCGTGACTATCTACAGCCAGAGATTGAGAAAGAACACAGAGATCCAGATCTATGGATTTGGTACGGATCTGGCAGACGAATCGTAGGCGATGAAGATGAATTTTTAGAAAATGAGGGGAGATAAAACATGGCAACACTTTACGAACTAACGGGACAATTTCTTGACATCTACAACATGGACCTAGACGATGAAACTAAACAGGACACGCTGGACAGTATCGACTGGAACGAGGACTATGAGAACAAGGTAGAGGGCTATATCAAAGTCATTAAAAACCTTGATGCAGATATCGAAGCCAGAAAAAATGAAATTGACCGCTTGAAGAAATTGAACGATGCGGACAAGGCCAAGAAAGAGCGCATGAAAGCCACGCTTGAGGAAAGCATGGAACTCACAGGACACGACCGAGTAGATACGGCCCTGTTTAAGGTATCGTTCAGACGATCTAAGGCCGTTGAGGTTGACATGGTATTGTTGCCCGACAAATACAAAAAAGTTGAATACAAGGCCGATAAGACGGCTTTAAAACGACTTTTAACAGACGGGCAAGAAATTGCTGGAGCTACGCTGGTAGAAAACAAGAATTTGAGTATTAGGTAAGAAAAAATGAATAAATCAGAAACAATAACCGAGTTGAGCAAGGCTTTCGCCAAAACTCAAAAAGAAATGAAACAACCGCTAAAAGACGCAAACAACCCATTTTTCAAAAGTAAGTACGTACCGCTTGAAAATGTGGTGGAAGCGATCACAGAGTCAGCAAGTAAGAACGGGTTATCATTCACGCAGTACCCGTCCAGCGATGAAGCTGGGAACGTGACAGTAGGAACGCTGGTGATGCATGAATCGGGCGAATGGATTGAATACGACCCGATCAAAATGAAGCCAGTCAAAAACGACCCTCAATCAATCGGATCAGCTATCACATATGCTAAACGGTACGCACTATCTGCTATCTTTGGGATCACAAGCGATCAAGACGATGACGGCAACGAAGCCACACAAGCGAAGAAGCAACCAGCGAAGAAAGCTAATGACCCGGTTATCTCAGTAGAGGAAGCTAACCGCTACTTGAAAGAAATAGCTACTATTGCAGAAGAAAAAGGTAAGCAGGACGGCTCAATCGCTCAGTGGTTCTTGCAACACTTAAAAGTGGCAGACTACAAGCAGATTAAACAATCGCAAGTAGAACAAGCAGAAATGCTTCTAGGTAAATTGAAAGGAAACTAAACTATGTTAAATAGCGTGTGCCTTGTTGGCCGTATGGCCAATGATGCAGAACTAAAGTATGTGAATGAAAGCATGGCAGTAGCCACTTTCAGACTTGCGGTAAATCGCAATTTTAAAAGCCGAAACGGAGAGCGTGAAGCAGATTTCATCAACTGCGTGATCTGGCGACAGCAAGCAGAAAACTTAGCCAACTGGGCTAAAAAAGGGGCTTTGATTGGCATCACAGGACGGATCCAGACACGAAGCTATGAGAACCAGCAAGGCCAAAGGGTCTATGTTACGGAAGTAGTTGCAGATAGCTTCCAGTTATTGGAAAGTCGCAAAGACCGTGAGGGTGGGCAGTCACAGGGATATAGTCATCCAGACTTTTCACGGCAGACACAAATGAACGCAAACCCTATGGACATCTCAGATGATGATCTCCCGTTCTAAAAAATCAAAAATCAAAGGAGAAAAATAATGCCAAATTGGGCCGAAGGATCTCTTAAATTAAGAGGAAAAAGCGAAAATATTGCATCAGCATTGAAAGAAATGCTATTAAGCGACACTGTAACATTAGAAGAAAAATATGATGGTACTCTACTTGAATTCAACAACACAGCTCCCTATTTTTACATCAATGGTACAAGACGAGCATTTATTGACCAAAAGCAAATAGAAGTTTGGCTTGAAGAAGAATTTTGTACCGTCGAACTGGATGATTTTGAGCAAGCATGGAGTGCTATCCCAGAAAATTATCAAGAAATTTCAAGTAAGTTTGATGTCGATGTTAAAATCTTTACGTTTGAGATGGGTATGGAATTTACACAGGAAATTGAAATTTCCAAAGGTAAAATTGTCAAAGATGTTTGTCGGGAATACGATGATTATCAATGGGAAGTCCCGTTTAGCAATTTGGGAGGATAAAATGACAGAAGGAATCAAATTAACATTGTTATGACTTGGATTGAAGAACATTTTGCCAGAGAATATCCAGAAATCAAATCTATACAAGATATATGGAATAAGGATGATTTAGGTGGATATCAGACACAGCGGTATTCGATAGAATTTAACAAAGTGATTATCACTAACGACTTAACCGCTATTAGTAACGATCTAAGATCAATCGGACTTACTTTGGCAGATTTTAAACAACAACTAACTTTATTTTAAACAAGGAGAAATAACATGAAACAACAAAAAGAATTTTACACAATCGCGCAAAATGGAACAAACAAATTTTTAACAAAATATGAAAATCGAGAACAATCATTAACGTTTAGTGCTGGATTTACTAATGAAGTTCGCTGTGCATCGATTTTTGAAAAAGGAGATGAGGAAACTAACAAATCCATGGAAAATCTGGCCAAAGCAGTAGGTGGTCGCCTTGTCAAAATCAAAGCAGAGTACAAAATCACAGAAGAAGACGGTTCGGAGTTAAAAGCGCCGGAAGTAGATGATGAAGAAGATGAAATTAAAAGCCTTTTGAGTCATTTATTAAAACGTGGGTTGGAGTAATGAATGACTGAACCGATCATTTTAAAATTTGAACTAACTAGGAAACAGATGATTTCTGCGAATGACCGTCTGCACTACCAACAAAAAGGAAAGATCACGCGCTTTCTAAGGGAGTTGGCCCACTATGAGGGCATGAATGTATTAAAGGACTATTTCGGGCTACCGTACACGGAGGATAAGCCGTGCGAGGTCAGAGTGATTGTATATGCTCCAACAAAGCGCAAGTATGATCCTCCGAACTGGTCGCCCACGACCAAGGCTCTACTGGACGGTCTGACAGATGCGGAGATCTGGACAGATGACAATTTCAACATCATTAAACGGGTAAGTTTTGAACATGGAGGCTTATCTGGAAACAAAAATTACAAAATTGAATTAAATATCCATGAAGTGACAGGAACTTAAATTATGCAAAAAGACAACTTGCTACGATCCAAACGGATCTATGAAAAACGGCTTAGTGAGGAGCTACGACTTAAAACGATAAGCGACGCACGGGGCCAGCACTACAGCGCCAACTATCGCGAATGGCTACAAAAGGAAATTAAGGCCATAGACAAGAAATTAAAGGAAATCGAGGGGGATTTGATAGATGGATATTGATAAAATCGAGGAACTAACCGAGCTTACCAGACAATGGTTTATTGACCGGGATATCACTCAAGGGGATATCTTTAAACAGACACTCAAACTTTTCGAAGAATTAGGCGAACTATGTGCAGGGTATGCCAAGCAAAAAGAACAGCTTACCAAGGATAGCATTGGTGATTGTGCCGTGGTTGTCGTAGGGCTTGCGATGATGATCGAACTTGATCCGGTTGAGATTATGCTCCACTCAGTAGAAGCCAAGAAGCATGATATCAAAGATTGCTTCGTGATGCTGATCGAGAATGCAAGTGAGTTTCAGTTTTCTCGCAATCTGAAAATGAAAATAAATGCTAAGTTTAACTTGCTGAGAATCGTAAGCTACTTAAAAGCTATCGCGCATAAGTTAGGCTATGACTTCGCAGATTGCTTTGAAATGGCATACGAGGAAATAAAAGACCGTAAAGGTAAATGGATTGACGGAAGTTTTGTAAAACAGGAGGATTTATAAAATGAATAAAAAGATTATTTTAACAACAGCAGCAGTATTGGCAACGGTAGCAACAGCAGGAGTGGTGAAAGCAGATGAATTTAATGGCAATATCACAAGCGATAGCGTCGGACTTACAACGGAAACTGGAAAAAGCACAAGCGGAAAAGAAGCAACTATTCAAGGTGCGCAGGGAGAACACGAAGGAAATCCTAGCGAACTCGAAGGAAATCGAACAGCTAACGATGAAGCTGGAAGCCGAGGAAGCAATGCAACAAATATTACAAAAGACGGGGACACTATCCGAGTAGAGAACCCAGAAGTCGTTATCGACCAATCAAAAGGGACTGGTAAATACCAAGGCTTTACGGTTGAATATAAAGACGTGCATTTTCCAGATGATATGACTATCAACAAAGGTGACAAAGTAACCTTTAATCTGCCAGAGGAAATCACTTTCCAAACTGCTTACGAGTTTGACGTAAAGAATCCAGACAACAACGTGGTTGGGAAAGCCTCAACTGATCCAGCAAGTCAAACAGTAACTACTGTATTTAACGACTACTTTGCTAATCATCCGCTAAACAAACAAATGTCTTTGAAATTAGACGCTAAATGGACTGATAAAGTAGAATCTGGCAAACCTGTCACAGTTAATTTTAACGGTACAGTGGTATCTGCAACGATTGGTAAAGAGCAGGAAATCGGCAAAGACGAGCTAATCTCTAAATGGGGATCACAAGATAAAGATGATCCAACAGTGATTAATTGGACAGCACGTCTAAACTATGCTCGGAAAGTCTTGAACTATGTAACAATCATTGACGAAATGTCAGAAAATCAGAAATTGGTTGACAACTATTTTGAAATTAAGAACATTGAAAGCCTAGATCCTTGGGTTGACAAAGGATCTGCAATGGATCTTGTGAAATCTATTAGTAAGTCAGATCATGGATTTACTATTACAATGGATCGCTTGGATCACATGATCTACATCGACTATAAGACTAAACTTGTTAATGCAGTTAAGGATAGTGTTAATCCAACTAACAAAATTGAGTTGAAAGCAGAAACAGACGGAGCTACCTCATATAGCTACGTGCAACTAGTTGGTGGTAAAGGTGATGCAAGTGGTGAGAATAAGCCTGTTTGGGAAATTCCAAATGAAGCGCCTGTCTACGACAAGCCGTCTATCGATTTAAAAGATATCCCACTATTACCGCCTGCTCCCATCGTGGAGATTCCAGAGTGGAAGGGTGGGGTGACACCTCCAGACGCACCACAGATCGATAAACCTGAATGGCAAGGTGGAACAGTACCATTTGATGCTCCAGTGTTGGATAAACCAGAAATCAATATTGAGGATATTCCAATGATGCCACCAGCACCAATTCTTGAAAAACCAGAGCTTATCATTGAGTTTCCGGAGCCTAAGCATGACGAACCAAAACTAGAACCTAAACACGACAAGTCAAACACACCAGCTTCAAAAACTGAAACCAAAAAGGAAACAGTGGAAGTGGTGAACCAGGGAGAAGCTAAGCAAGATGAACCGATTGCAACATACAGCGCTCCAGTGGTATTGCCTGCGACTGGTACAGACCTCGGCTTGTCACTTGTGGCACTTGGCATCTCAGTTGCTACGCTAGCATTTACTTTGAAGAAAAAGGAAAACTAATGTGAGGGGGATTATTCCCCCTTGGTTTTAAAAAAAGAGGAGAAGTTGAAAGATGGAATTATATAAATACTATGTTTTTTTCGGGGAATTTAAAAAAGTGAAATATTATGTTTTAGAAAAAGCTAAAACATTTGTAACTAAAGATGGTCGCAGGCGCTTTAAAAAGATGGATATTGAAACGATTGTAGATAGCGTTGGAGATGTGGCTTTTTTGACACTTTTTGACGATGACGAAAGAGCAAGTAAAGAATTGATGCGATTTTATAAGAATCAACAAAAGAGGTTAGAAGAAATCAACAAAAGAAGAATTAATGAAATTGATGAAAGAATAGCTTTGCTTCAACAGCAACCAAAAACGGAAGTGGCTAAACCGTGGGACTGAGGGCCTTAGAGGTAGAACAGACATTTAAAAAAGGTGGAAACATGACTAAGCAGGAATTGATTGAAAATGTAAAAGGATTAACAATTATTTCAAAACAAATTTTAAACGTTAAACTTGTTGACCAGTATGATGTTATTAAACTTATCGAACAACTAGACGAACCGCAGAAGCCAGTTGTTCCGCAGTTTGTGGCTAACTACATTGAAAAATACAAAGAAGAATTAAGCGTAAGAGAAGCGATGTCAAAAAGCTATGCAACCTTTGAAGTTGATAAATGGCTTGCAGAGTTAGATGAAGATGGAAACTTTATAAATCAAAACACTTTCGCGATCGCTTGGATTTTCGGCTACGAGGTCGAGAAAGAGAAACGGTATCGGGTGAAGTTAAAAAATGCAGACATTTCATACTCCCTCTTAAAATGCAACACTGAAGGTGAATGGTGGTTTGGCGTTGATTTTGACGAAGACAGCCATGCACACACCCGCAAGGAGCTAGAAGAAGCTGGGTTTGGTTGGGTGTTTGATTGTCCGGGTATTGAGATTGAGGAGGTGGAGTGATGTTTGTTATTTTTAGAAATAATTTAGAGGAGCGTATTATAAACACCAATCTAATCAATTCAATCTTTCGAGATGAAGATCAAAAAGAACCATACTTTCGTGTCGAATATTTCGGAGGCGGGTTCAATTTTCATTCGATGGAATGGAATGGTTATTTCAGAGCAACGCCAACGCTGAAAGATGCCGAGTTTGCGTTAATGAAGTTTGAAGAAATGAACAAAGGGGGCAAGTGATGGACTTATTAACTGTTATATTCGGCCTCTTGTCTATTGCGTGGCTTGGTGGTCTCGCAGTGATTGGGATCGCTATGTGGAAAGAAGGACGAGAAGATGACGAATAATGTAAAGATCGTATACGTGAATATCGCGTTCGTATTCTTGATATTGTTTGGGACGTGTATTAACCTTAATGCACGGATTCGGACACTCGAGACAAGCAATAGCGAGCTGATGCAGGCAATCCTGACGCAAAAGGTTGAGCTCGAGAAAATCAAAGAAAAAAATACAATGCAAGACGTGATTATTAATAAATTGAACAATGATTATAACTCACGTATGGCCCAAGAATTACAAGAAATTGCCGATATTAACGGAGTGGGAGGGTAACATGATTAGAGCGATAAGGTTTAAAAATGAAAGTAGGTTAGGAGATCCCAGATCCCCGGCTGAAAAGTTGGCGATTTTTATTAATAAAACTTCGTGTGAAGTGCTGAATGTTGTCGTTACTTCGACGGTAATATTTGAAAATTCCTCTTACGAGAAAAGAAGCTGGGCTGATGAAATACTTTTGATTTATCGACGGAGGGGAAAAGATGGACTTAAAAAAAGAATTTTTCCAGGAAGCGGACGAAGCGATAGCAAAGTTTGAATATGTTTACGAGTTTTTTAAAGCCGTCAAAAGTCACAACGCTTATCAGGACGGGGCGCGGTACATGTCTTATAAACAGAAAAATAAGATGCCGTCTGCTGCAGTCGTCGCGAAGTTTGTGGGATATGTCGAAACTGATCTACTCTACGAATGTATGAAAGAATCGCTTGATAAAGTAGGCCCAGGACGGTCTAGCGAGGACCTGGTTGAACGATTTTATCAAGAGAATCATAATTATCGACGGAATGAAAAACGCAAGCGAGAGCGGAGATTAAAACGGAAACTGGAGACGTTAGATTTAATCTTTGAGATGGAAGGGTGGGATTGAATGCTTTTTGGAGAAATACTGAAGAACAAAACAAAGGAGAATGCAGATAATACACTCAAAAACTACCGCGTACTTTTGAGAATAGCTGGTGAAGAATACAGTCCGAAAGTAACAGCTACTTACTCGCTAGAGCCAAAGAGCGCACCAAGTTCCCCCAGCCGTCAAACCGAACAAATGGTTATTAGGCGGGTAAGCGCCCAGCAAGAACTGGAGCTTATGGCATCGGCTATTAACAGACTGTCTGATCTAAATCTATCGCAGATTTTGATTGAGCGATATTGTAGGGTTAGATTTAGACAAGACAAGGCTATTTATCCAAGCCTGGGATATTCGGAAAGTGAATACTATAGGTTGCTGGATAGGGCATTATTGGAGTTCGCAGAAGCGTATAAGGCTGGGGAATTGCTAGAGTATAGATTTCTGGGAGATAAATGAAAGAAAGTAGGGAGTAAAAGCGCTGTATTGAATGGTATTATAATATTATCCAATGAAGCAGATAGGACCTGCGCCATTTGGTTGTCTCCTTATAGTAGGTTGCTGGGTAACTTAACGGTTAGAGTAGCGGACTTTTCACCCGCATAGTACAGGTTCGATTCCTGTCCCAGCTATAAAGATAGGCTAACTCCCAAAGCCTATCTTTTTTATTTTGCATAGAAAAGAGGTGGTGCATCATCGCTAAGTTATCGCTAAAACAACAGAGATTTGTGGACGAGTACATCATCTCTGGGAATGCAACGCAGTCCGCTATTAGGGCTGGCTATAGTGAGAAAACGGCTAGAAGTCAAGGGCAACGTTTGTTGACGAAAGTTGACATTTCGGAAAGTATAAAAAAACGCATGGAAGAATTGCAAGATGAAAAAATCTTGACACAGAAGCAAATTCTTGTCATGTTGTCCGAGATAGCTTCTGGAGTGGCAATGGAAACAATAGTCGTCACAACTAAAATAGCTGAATTAAAACCGGACCCGTTGAGTGGTAAGAGTGTCAAAGTCTATAACGAGATTCCGCAATTAGTGGAATATCCGACAAAAAACAGCGATAGAAACAAGGCGTTGGAATTGCTTGGTAAGCGTTACGGGATGTGGACTGAAAAAGTTAGTATGGACGCTACAGATACGACTATCACAATTATAGATGCGTGGTCGAAAGATGAAAGTTAACGTCCAAGAGAATGTCAACCCACATTTTAAAAGCGTCTGGACTACTAGCAAGCCTTACAATGTGCTGAAAGGTGGTCGGAACTCTTTTAAATCGTCCGTGATAGCCTTGTTACTGGTCTATATGATGATACCTTTCCTTGTCGCTGGTAAAAAGGCAAATGTGGTAGTTATTCGGAAAGTGGGCAATACTATCCGTGATAGCGTGTTTCTTAAAATCCAGTGGGCTTTGAATAAGTTTGGCTTGTCTGGACGATTTAAGGCCACTGTATCGCCTTTTAAAATACAAGACACAGTCACAGGATCGTGTTTCTATTTCTATGGTCAAGATGATTTCCAGAAGCTGAAATCAAATGATATCGGAAACATTGTTGCGGTCTGGTATGAGGAAGCTGCAGAGTTTAGCAGTGAAGAAGATTTTGACCAGTCAAACGTAACCTTCATGCGACAGAAGCACCCAGATGTTGATTTTGTTAAATTCTTCTGGTCCTACAATCCGCCAAGAAATCCCTATAATTGGATCAATGAATGGACGGATAGAGTAGCAGATAATGATAATTATCTAGTTCATTCCTCGTCTTATTTGAATGATGAGCTAGGTTTTGTCACTGAACAAATGCTGGAAGATATCAGACGGATAAAAGAGAATGACTACGACTACTACAGGTATATTTATCTGGGGGAGCCGGTCGGTATTGGTACAAACGTGTACAACATGGACTTGTTTAAACGTGCGGATAAGATACCGGACGGAGAACGTGTCATAGGTCAGCTATTCGCAGCAGATACAGGGCACCAGCAATCAGCAACTACCTGCTTGCACGCAGTTGTTACTAACAGATCCAATCTCTATCTTGTGGATAACTACTACTACAGCCCAGCGGGCAAGGTCAAAAAGAAAGCTCCGAGTGTTTTGTCTAAAGAGCTTCATGACTTTGTTGTTAATCAGACAAAGAAATACCCGAACGTTCCGGTAATTGAAATGACGATAGATAGTGCGGAGGGAGCATTGAGAAACCAGTATTTAGAGGACTTTGGTATTCGCTGGCACCCGGTAGCGAAGAAGAAGAAAATAATAATGACAGAGTACGTCCAATCGCTCCTTGCGAATGGTCGTTTTTATTATTTTCCAACTGAAAACAACCTCAAGTATTTTATTGAGGAACACAAACGATATCAATGGGACGAGAAGACAGTCAAGGACGACGACCCTAAAGTTATCAAAAAGGACGATCACACTTGCGACGCGTTTCAGTATATGATCGTAGATAATGCACAACTATTAAGATTAAAAGCCTAGAGAAAGGTTTGAAATGAGTATCTTACAATCAATAAGAAATATTTTTAAGAGGGGTAAATATGTAATGACAAGCCAATCATTGGGCAATATCACAGAACATCCTAAAATCGCAATTAACATTGACGAATACAATCGTATTCAGAAGAACTTGAAATACTATCAGAGTAAGTGGGACCCTATCCGGTATCGCAATTCGAATCGGGTGGATAAACAGCGGACACGAAATCACTTACCTATCGCACGTACTGCTTGCAAGAAGATTGCCAGCTTGGTATTTAATGAGCAGGCTGAGATCAGCGTAGCAAACAGTACGACGAATGAATTCGTCCAGGGTGTTTTGTTGAATGATAGATTTAACAAGAACTTTGAGCGATACCTTGAGAGCTGTTTGGCTCTGGGTGGTCTTGCTATGCGTCCATACGTTGACGACGACAAGATCAAGATTTCATTCGTCCAAGCCCCAGTTTTTTATCCATTGCAGTCCAATACGCAGGACGTATCTTCTGCAGCGATTATCAACAAGAGTCAAAAGACAGTAGGCAAGGAAACAGTCTACTATACATTGGTTGAATTGCACGAATGGACCAAGGATAAGAAATACACAATCACTAACGAGCTGTATCGCTCGAGCGAAAAGGAGCGCGTTGGTGACCGTGTACCACTATCCGATGTATATGAGGACCTTGAGGAAGAAGTAACGCTTGACGGGCTTACACGGCCTTTATTTACTTACTTAAAACCCCCAGGCATGAATAATAAAGATATTAACAGCCCGCTGGGGTTGTCTATCTTTGATAACGCTAAAAGTACTATTGACTTTATCAATACAACTTATGATGAATTTAAGTGGGAAGTACGAATGGGCCAACGGCGCGTATTAGTGCCAGACCAAACTGTCCGGATCGGTTTTGACCATCACGGAGACACTGATCTAGTCACGCGCGAATTTGATCCAGAGCAAAACGTCTATGAGCAGATAGACGGTGGCAAAGATACACCTATCAACATCACAGACCTTACAACTCCTATTCGGTCGGACGACTATATCAAGGCAATCAACGAGGGCCTTGCTCTATTTGAAATGCAGGTTGGAGTATCGCCTGGAATGTTTACGTTTGACGGTAAGAGCATGAAGACTGCGACTGAGGTTGTATCTGAAAACTCTGACACATATCAGTTGAGAAACAGTATCGTGAGCCTTGTAGATCAGTCTATCAAAGAGCTTGTGATTTCTATTTGTGAGATTGGTAAGCTTTATGGACTCTACAGCGGGCCTATTCCAGACATGGACGAGATCACGGTAAACCTGGATGATGGTGTCTTTGTCGATAAAAACAACGAATTGGACTACTACGCTAAGGCTTTGTTAAGTGGCCTTGTCAGCAAGCAATACGCTATATCTAAGGCGCTTGGCTTGTCAGATGAGGAAGCTAAACAAATGCTTGATGATATCAAGAAAGAAACCGCTGAAAGCATGGAGCTAGAGCGTAGCCAAAGCGAAGTTGATATTTATGGAGAGTGAGTAAATGGCGCGTAACAAGTACCCGGTATTATTTAACGAGGAACAACTTGAGCTGCGCGCTTCACAAGTTGGTGATATCTATCATCAAATGGCGCGTGACCTATTTGACGAGGTCGTTGACAGGCTTCTAGAGCGTGGTGCTGAATCGCTGGCAGATAATCCTTACATTTGGCAGTTAGAGCGAATGAGCCAGATGCATATGCTAAATGAGCAGAACCTAGACACTATCGCACGCTACTCTAAAATAGGCCGTGAACAGCTCAGAAAGGTCATTGAGGACGAAGGCTATAAAATCTATCAGACCACCAAAGAACAGCTCATAGACGACCTAGGAGGCGGTGATTTTGGCAATTCTAAGCAAGCGCAGGAGTTGCTAGCCGGTTACTTCGAACAGTCGCACGGTGATATTAGTAACTTGATTAATACCACGCTTCCAGGAATCGTGACAGATGTATATCGTCAAATGGTCCAGGAAGTGGTTGCCCGTCAAGTGGTTGGCCTAGTCACACATGATAAGGCTGTATCTCAAACCGTTATGAAATGGCAAGAGATAGGCTTCAAGGGCTTTATTGACCGAGGTGGGCACTACTGGAAGGTGGATAACTACGCTCGGACAGTTATAAAAACCACTGTCATGCGTAGCTACCGAGAGATGCGGACGATGCCAGCGGACGAGCTGGGTATTGATACCTTTTATTATTCCAAAAAGGCCACGGCCCGCGAGGCTTGCGCACCTCTACAGCATCATATTGTAACCTATGGCCCGGCAAGGGAAGAACACGGTATTAGTATTCTATCGCTTGCAGATCATGGATATGGTACCCCAGGAGGTTGTCTTGGTATTAACTGTGGACACATGCTTACTCCTTTTGTACCTGGTATAAACGAACTACCAGAACTAGGGCCAGACGTTAAGAATATAACGCAGGAAGAAGCTGTTAGAAATGCTAATGCTCAATCCAAACAAAGGGCATACGAGCGAGCTATTCGCAAGTCTAAGGAGAAGTTACACGTTGCCGAGAAGTTGGGCGACCAGGAACTTATCAGCAAGTTTAAAACTAAAATCAGAGACCAACAAGCAACCTTGCGAGATTATATCGCAGACAAACCTTTCTTGCATCGTAATTATGAGAGGGAGAGGTTTTATAAACCAAATGAAGAATAAAGGCTTTTATAGCCTTTTTATTTTGCGCCCATTATCTGGATAAGAGGTGATTTCCTCCTTTTTTCTTACCTCTTGCGGGATCGTTACCCGCTGGGCGCTTTCGTTGTCGGACGTAAACCGGCGAATTCGTCTACTGGACGTAAAACAGAAAGGAGTTTTAAACATGAGTTTAAAACGGGAGATGTTAGTTGATGCAGGTATTGAAGACAAGGAAACTATTGAGCGCATTATGGCAGCGTACGGGTCGGCAATCAAAGAAGCCAAGTCAGAAGTACAAGCAGAAAACGACAGCTTAAAAACACAACTTGAGCAACGGGACCAAGCTATCAAAGACTTACAAGCTAAAGAGGGAGCTAGTGAAGAAGCCAAGAAACAACTGGAAGATTTACAGGCCCAATTTGAAAGCTATAAGACCGAGAACGAAGCTAACCTTGCTCAAGTTAAAAAAACCAACGCGGTTGCATTGGCTTTGAAAGATGTGGGAGCGCATAACTCCGAAGACCTTATGAAGTTTATTGATCTTGACAAGATCGAACTTGCTGAAGATGGCAAACCAAAACTAGAAGAAACTATCAACGGTCTAAAGGAATCAAGCCCTTACCTTTTTGTGACAAAGGAAGAACCACAGGAACCACAGCCAAAGTTCGCGCTTGGTGGCAATCCGTCCGCTGGTGGTGACGATAACCTCAGCCCGGAAGATAAAGCTCTATTTGCTGGCTTTGACAGCATTTAAAAATAAAAGAAAGTAGGATAAGCCTATATGACTATTAACTATGCAGCTAAATTTGACGCTAAAGTAGATGAGCGTTTTACCAAGGAAGCCCTCTCAACTGGTATCGTCAACTCTGACTACGACTTTACTGGTGTAGATACTGTTAAAGTTTACTCAATCCCAACAACAGCAATGAACGACTACGCCCTTACTGGTAACACCCGTTACGGTACGGCTGCTGAATTGGAAAACAATGTGCAAACATTGACTCTTACAAAAGACCGTTCATTCACTTTCACGATCGACAAACGCTCAGTGCAAGACACTAATGGCGCTATGGAAGCAGGCAAAGCCCTCGCCCGTCAACTTTCAGAAGTTATCATTCCAGAAGTCGATACTTATCGCTTTGGTAAAGTCGTTGCTGGTGCTGACACAGCCAATGTTAAAACTGGCGCAGTAACTAAAAACAACGCTTATGAAGCGGTGCTTGACGGTCAAGTTAAATTGACTGATGCGCTTGTGCCGGAAGAAGGACGCAAACTGCACGTATCACCAGAGTTTTATAAACTCATCAAACTTGATCCATCGTTCGTTAAGAACTCTGACCTTGGTCAAGAGGTGGCATTTAAAGGACAAGTGGGAGCTATCGACGGCTTGCCTGTTATCTTGACTCCAACATCACGCTTGCCTGAAAACGTGGCGTTTGTTATTGCGCACCCTATTGCAACTACTTCCCCTGTCAAACTCGAAGACTACAAGATCCACGATAACCCACCAGGAATCAACGGTTACCTTGTAGAAGGTCGTATCCGTTACGATGCCTTTGTCTTGGACAGCAAGAAGAAAGCGATCTACGTACATAAAACTGCGTAAGAGGTGACTAATGGCAGAAGAAACGAAAACAACGAAAGCAACGGCTGAGGTTGAATCAACTGGGACAGTATTGGTAAAGGGAGATGTAACCTTTACTATCACTGATCCTAATCTGATCTCTGCCTTTGTGACTAGTGGCTACGAGATTAAGGAGTGAAGATGGCGAAATACAAAGCTACTTGTAACTTTTTAATTGAATCAACAGATCAAAACTTTGACGAGGGCAAGGTCTACGAGTTGACGACTGCAGAAGCAGAAGAAATCAACCATAAAACAAGTCTCGCGTTTGGTGAGGAGTGGTTGGAGCTTGTTTCTGATAGCGAACCCGTGGCCCAAGAGGTGGCCTCTGAATAGGAGGTATCATGGCATACTTAACACATGAGGAATATCTTGAGTTAGGTTTTGACAGCACATGCGAGTTTGATGATCTACTGAAACGGGCCGAGCTTGCTATTAATCTCTTTATCCGGCATTATTATGACTTCCACGAATTTGACAAGGATCATAAATTCCGTAAGAAAGCAGTAAAAATCGCCACGGCTTACCAGATCCAGTATTTGGATAGTACGGGTATTTTAACAGCCGAGGATAAGCAGACAATATCAAGCACCACACTAGGACGTACATCGGTGTCCTACGGCTCAAATAACGGCTCTAGGGCTTCTGAAACAGCGTCGGGGTATAATCTATCCCTTGATGCTTTTAACGCTCTTAAATCTGCCGGATTCTTGTATAGCGGGGTGGATTATGGTCGTTATTGATAAGCGGACATTGGTTGATTCGGTAACGATAGCAAAACCAACAGGTAAAAAAGACGGGTGGGGGAAAGATGAATACTCCTACCCTATTTTTTTAAGCCCGGTACGCTTTGACCGTAACTTTGACGGCCCTGGGTCAGTCAATAATCCGTCCGGACAGAAGAACCCGTCATTTAGAGCGCCTGGGGTTATCTTTGTATATCCTCGCTATTGCAACGTAGAGATTGATTCGTCATTCAGAAACTCGATTGTAAAGGACGGTGATGATGAGTATATCGTGAACAAGATTGTACCTGTTTACGAGCCATTCAATCGCAAAGTCTTTTGTTACGAAATCGAGGTGATGTAATGGGAATCAACGTCACGATTGATTTGAGCGGAGCAACAAAGAAAGTATCGCAAGCGTCGGAGCAGAAAGCAAAGTTAGAAATAGCTAACCAAGCCTTATTAGATATGGAGCCCTATGTGCCACTATTGCATGGCCCGCTACGTTCTAGCGGTCATGTCGCAGGCAACGGCTCACAGATTATCTATAACACACCATACGCACGGGCTCAATTCTACGGTGGTGCTTATAACAAGTACCGCAGTTTTAGTTTTAGCAAGTATACAACCGCTGGAACTGGTAAGCGCTGGGACCTAAAGGCATCAGCTAACCACGGTAATAAGTGGGCAGAAGTTGGATTGAAAGCAATGGGGTTTAGTAAATGAAAAATAACAATGATTTTAACGTTGTTTTGCGTGATTTTATCAACACCCTCGGTCTACCGCTTGCTTGTGAGCTAGACTTTCTAAGCGAGCTTGATTCTTTGGTTTTATATCCACTTCCAGGCGGTAAGATTGAGCGTGTATACATGGACGGCTCTAGGGATGTATCTCTAATCTTTGAAATCGCAGTAAAGGTAAAAAATCAGACTGTCGCGAGTGAGTGCCTTTGGGAAATCAACAAGGCGCTATCCGAGTTTGATCTAGTCTTACCAAGTCAAAACAACTCATATATTTTTAATAACTTAACTACAACCCAGCCATCTCTAAACGAACGGGACGAGCAGGGTTTTTATATTTATCTGCAGGATATCACTGCAAACCTAACAATTCTAAATAACAAAGGAGTGTAATATATGGCACGTCAAAAGAACGCCCTCCGTGGGCATTTTATCGCACCAGTAACTGATCCAAAAACGGAACCAGAAAAGGCAGCCTACAAAGAGCTTGCTAAATGGATCGAAGAAGTGGAAGATGATACAGATGAAGCTACTACATCAGTAGCTTACTACGACGGTGACGGAACTGAAGAAACAACTGTAACATCTGTAAAAGGATCATACACATTTAAAGGTACCTATGACAAGGAAGATGAAGCAATGGCCCTTATCGCTGGTTTGAAATACAAGCTGGGAAATGATCGCCTTGTTTGGCACAAAGTGGTAGATTCAGACGGCAAAAATCAACATGTCGGAATCGCTACCGTGTCAGCAATCAAGGCTGGATCTGGTGCTGCTGCAAACTACGAGGAATTCTCTTGTAAAATCTCTTACAACTCAATTCCTAAAACTACTGCAGTCGTAGGGTAATAAGTAAAAGTAAAAGCGTTCCATTTTGGGACGCTCTTTTTTGTGCATAAAGGAGGAAAAATCATGTCTATTTCAATCGAACTAAAACGTAATTACATCCCTATCAAAATCGGAGAAATTGAACTCAAATTTGATACATCACTAGAAAATATCTCACGCCTCGCAACGCTCCAGGAAGATATCTCAGAACGCTTTAACAAGTACCAGTTAGAGCTGATTGAGCGCTCCAATAACGGAGAGTTCGACGACCTCAAAGAGGGAGTCATTAACAAGCGAGTCATTGACGAAGCCTTTGAGATGCAAAAGAAAATGACGGAGATTAAATATGATGTGCTATTCGGTGATGGTACCTTTGCTAAACTCTATGAACGTTATCCAGACCTTGATTCTTTGGATCATGCATTTGATGAGGTTGATACCTTGCTAGGAGCTGAACTTGACCGTATGGGCCAAGAGCGGGCCAAAGCATCGGGAGCGGTTGCTGAATCATTTGTTAAAAAAGCAAAGGCTAAAAAGACAAAGAAAATCAGCAAAAAATAAAAGGGGGATAGCTCATGAAATTAAATGAGCCAATACAGGACTCCTTTGAATTAAACGGGCACCACTACGATGTGGATTGCTCCTTTGATCTGGTGCTGGACGTATTCGAGATGTTTGACAACGAAGTCATGAATAATCTTGAGAAGATGCGTACAGCGGTTTTAATGATGACGGACGAAGCCTTGGACGACCCAGAGGATATCGTGGCCGTGTGGAAATATATCGACGAGCATTTTTTGAGAACCAAAAAGAAGCGCGTGGTCTATGATCTGCACGGAAACCCTATGCCGGTAGCCAAGGACGAAGATGAGGACGTTCGTTTGATTGACTTTGAAGTAGACGCGCAAGAGATATACGCTAGCTTTGTACAAGCGTATAACATCAACCTCTTTGAAGCACAAGGCCGGCTAACATGGCCTGAATTTATCGCGCTACTAAATGGTATGCCAGAGGGGACGGCTGTATCTCAATTAGTAGAGATACGGTCATGGAAACCCTCTAAACACGATAGTAGCGAGTATAAATCGAAAATGCGCCGGTTACAAAACAAATATAGATTAGACGGAAAGGAGGGAGATGAATAATGGCAGACGGAAAAATAGTAATTGACGTCCAGGTTAATGGCAAAAAACTTTCAGAACTAGCGAACGACTTGAAACGTTTAGAAACTGAAGCCCGCAGATCAGGCCAAGGGGTCAAGAGTGCCGGAGATGGTATCCAGACAACTGGTGACAAGGCTTTGAGAGCCGGGCAAGGCTTCAAGCGAGCTGGTGACCGTATGGCCGAGGGTGCCAAACTGTCTGAAACGTCAAGTAATGGCTTTAGGCGTGCTGGTGAAAAGATTAAAGAAAGCTCCGAAATTGCTTCAAACTCTGGTAATGGTTTTAAAAGAGCTGGTGAGAAGATCAAGGAAAGCTCCGATATTGCTGGCCGGTCTGGTGATGGCTTTAAGCAGGCAGGGGAGAAAGTAAAAGAAAGCTCTGACCTTGCCCAGCGGTCAGGAGATGGATTTAAACAAGCGTCTGGAAAGATCAAGTCAGCAAGCAATGAAGCTAGCTCTGGCGGAGATGGCTTTAAACAAGCCGGACAAAAGGTAAAAGCGTCTGGTGAGGAAGCCAAAGGCGGAGGGGTCGGTTTTAAAAAGGCTGGTGAAGATGCCAAGGCTGGCGGTGACAAAGCTGGTCAAGGTGCCAAAGGCTTTGAAAAAATCAAAGACGCAATCAAAAATTTCTCAGTCGGGGCGGTAGCCTTTAAAGCTGTCAGCTCTGCAATGAACCTTGTGAGCCAGTCAATGGATAAGGCTATTGACCGCTTTGACACCTTGCAACGCTTCCCTAAAGTCATGAAGTCTTTGGGTCATTCGTCGAAAGATGTTGCAGCTTCAACTAAGTTACTTTCTGAGGGTATCGAGGGATTACCTACAACCCTTGATACAGTTGTAAGTACAACCCAGAAATTAACCTCAATGACTGGTAACCTCAAGCAGTCTACGAAGTTGACGATCGCCCTAAACAATGCGTTCCTTGCCTCTGGTGCATCTACGGAAGATGCTAGCCGTGGTTTGCAACAGTACACTCAGATGTTATCTGCAGGTAAGGTTGATATGCAAAGCTGGAAGACTTTGCAAGAAACCATGCCTTACGCTTTGCAGAAGACAGCAGAATCATTCGGTTTTGCTGGGGCATCGGCTCAAAAGGATTTTTATTCAGCCTTACAAGACGGTAAGATCACGTTTACAGATTTTAGTAAGCGTCTGATTGAGCTGAATAAAGGAGTGAACGGATTTGCTGAAATGGCAAAGAAGAACTCCGAAGGTATCAGAACATCGTTTACTAACATTGTTAGTGCGATTGCGAAAGGTATCGCAAATGTCATTACTGAGTTTGACAAGATGAGTAAGGCTGTCACTGGTAAGAGTATTGCCGAGCATTTGAACAGTATCAAAGATGTCATTAATAATACCTTTAATATTATTATCAACGTGATTCGCGGTGCCACTCCAGTTGTTAAATCGCTAGTAAGTGTATTAGGCTTCCTCAAACCTGTTTTAGACCCGCTTATCGCTGTATTCACTGGTGTCGTAGGCGCAGTATTGCTCTTTAAAGGAGCTATGCTAGGCCTTGCAATTATCAAGGGTATCGGTAGCCTAATTGGCACGCTTATCACTTCTTTGGTATCTCTAACCAGTACCTCGCTTGTTGCAACGGGTGCTACTACCGGACTTGCTGGGGCTTTAGCCTCCCTATCTTCTGGTGGAGTATTCCTGGTTGTCGGAGCTATCGCTGGTCTGGTGTCATGGCTGACCCAGGAAAGCGAAGCGTCCAAGGAAGCCAAGGCAAAGAATGAAGAGTTTAAACGCTCCCTCGATGATCTACACGAAAGTGTGAACAAAGGCAATGAAGCCTATAAGGATCGCAGAAATGAGATCCAAGCGACGGCCGAGGATAATGAGCGACTAGTCAGAAAGATCGACGAACTGAACGCAGTCGAGAACAAGACTGCAGCTCAGAAGAAAGAGCTTGCGTCAGCAGCAGAAACTCTTAACTCACGTATTGAGGGCTTGAATATCCAGTACGATAAAGCCACAGGCACGATCAATATGACCACGGACGCGATCCGTAAGCAGATTGAGATTGCCAAAGCATCGGCTGAGATTGAGGCTGCCAACGAGAAGATGGTAGAAAACGCTAAGAAGCGCCTCGAAATCAAGGACAAGATGAAGGAACTCGAGAAAGAGTACCAGAACGTTGTCGATAAAACCAATAAATTAGAGGAAGATGGCTTTGCTTCGTCGACAATACGCGAAGGTGTCAAGACAGAAGCCAAGAAGAAATACAACGAAGAAGTCAAGAAGCTCCAGGACGACATCAAAAAAACTGAGGATTCTGACAACGAATTAACGAATACAATCGTTAAGAATAACGAAACAAAGGCCAAATCTACAGAAGATGCGTCTGGTCGTATGATCTATAACATGCAGACCATGAACGAGGCTCAGAAGAAAGCTGTAGAGATGATGCAACAAGAGTTTGCTAATCTTAAAGGTGAAGTTCAGAACGCTTTCCAAGCTATCGAACAACAGACAGCTTTATCTGCGGATCAAATGACTGCTAACTTGCAGAAGAACATCGACGCGGTTGATAAGTGGTCGCAGAACCTCGAAACACTCGCTAAACGCGGGCTTGACCAAGGTCTTATCGAGCAAATGCGCCAAGCTGGCCCTAAAATGGCAGACCAAACACAGGCCCTTGTCAATGCGTCAGATGAACAGCTAGGTGCTCTTAATACTAAATGGACAGAAGCCGGCGACAAAGCCAAAGAAGGCTTCTTGCGTGGTATCCGTGCAACGGGTCAAGAGTTACCGCCTGAAATCGAGAGCATGGTAACTGCTATCGGCGATGAGTTTCGAAGCGCACTCGCTGATGCAGGCTTCGAAGTCAAAGGTCGTGAAGTACCTCAGAAAATTAGTGAGGGTATGCGGTCTGGTAAAGGTGACGTCCAACAGGCAGCCTCAGAAGTCACGGAGGCATCTAAACAAGCCTTTAACAACTTACCTACAGAAGCCAAGTATAGCGGTTCGCAAGTAAGCGGTGGGTATGCCCAAGGTATTACGGAGAACCAAGGAACAGCACAGGCAGCAGTAGACGGACTTAAAAACGCATCTCTAGGTGTTTTGGCTTCTCTCTTCGGTGAGGGCCAAGTCAAAGGTGCTGAACTCGGTTCCGGTGTCGGTGCTGGTGTTGCTAGTGGTGCTGGCATGGTACAGGAAGCTGCAAACATCTTAAAAAATGGCGCAGTTGGTACAATGGCCGGCATGTCAGTAGATGGGCAGGCTAAAGGGTCAGAATTTGGCTCTGGTATTGCTATTGGTATTAGTGCAGGCCAACAGGTAGCGATTGGTGCCGCTATAGCGATGAATCTTGCTATATATGCTCAATTTTTGACAATGTCCATGAACGGCCAGCAGTACGGATCACAATTTGGGTCTGGTATGGGTGCTGGTATCACATCATCACAAGGTATTGCTACTGGTGCATCAAATGTGATGAAACAGATGATTAATGCATCCGTTAGCTCACTAGGTTCAGACGGACAACGTGCCGGATCACAATTTGGATCTGGTGTAACTAGCGGTGTGGCAAGTCATAACGGAGCAGTATTTAACGCATCGAGCAACCTTAAAGCCTCAGCCCACAATGGTATGTCCGGTGGATACAACGGTGGATATATTGCCGGTATGGCTATTGGTGAGGGTATGATGAGCGGTATCTACGCCATGGCTGGATCTGTTGCAGCAGCAGCAGCCAGCATCGCAAGTAGCGCGGTTGCGGCAGCTCGCTCTACTTTGGCTATCAACTCACCATCCAAGGTATTTAGAGATCAGGTTGGTCGTGCAATCCCAGAAGGTATGGCTGTAGGTATTGAGAAATACGGCTATTATGTCGATGATTCCATGACTGATTTAGCAAACAAAACTGTAGAATCGGGTAAGAAGTACACTGACGGCTTTGGCTTCAATTTGCCAGGACGTGGTGATCTTGTCAGCGGTCTGACCGATACACTAGCTTCACGCTTTGGCCATTCAGGCGGTGGAGTTCCAAACTCTAGCGTCACTAACAACTACACGCTAAATGCCAGCGGTACGGCTAACGATAACTTTTTTAGTCCGGAAAATATGCGACGGCTCTTGCGCGAGCTTGCTTACTATACAACTTTGGAAGGAGGTAGAATGGCATAATGGGAAGTTTTACTTTTAACGGTGTATCAAGCACCACTCACGGCTTGCGAGTAACTAGCGACTACGTTATTAACTCAACCGGTAATGACGTAGAAACAGTAGCGGTTCCTGGCCGTGATGGTGATCTATTGATCTCAAAGAACCGCCTTAAATCAGTGACACTAGAGTTGCCTTGCACCGTCCTTTCAAACCGTAAGTTGACGGACGCAGAAAGCGAGATTAGTAACTGGTTGAATGTTGACGGCTACAAGGATTTAACCTTGTCATGGGACCCAGATTTCATCTACCGTTCAGCGTTTATCGAAACCTTTGAAATTGCTGGCCTTATGCGACAGTTTGGAAAAGTCAAGCTGAATTTCTTGACCTATCCAGTCAAGTTTTACAAGCAGGGTCGTACTGCTCAAACCCTTTCAAACGGTGCTACTGTAAACGGCATCGGAAATATCAATGCAAAACCTATCATCACGCTTGTGGGATCTGGCGACTGTACGCTTACTATCAATGGTCGCAAGACTAAACTAAAGGCCGTTCAGAATAGGATCACGCTGGACATGCAAGCAAACCAAGTTTATTCTGGTAACTTGCAAGCCTGGGATAAAGTGGTACGGTCTCCGCAATTCCAGATGCCTTATTTAGACGCTGGACGTAACTTGATAAGCTGGGACGGCAATTTCACAGCGACGATGATTCCGAATTGGGGGGTTAAGCTATGAGGCCTATACTATATAACGCGAATGAAACAGCGTTTGAAACCTACGGTTTGGGAGAAATAGACGCAACCAAGGCACAGGTTACACGGGAACGTAATGGGAACTATACCCTTTACATCGAATATCCAGCTAGTGGTCCACTTGCCAAAGTGTTTAAGAATGATATGAGGATCAAGTCTGATGCTGGTTTACGAACCAAAAATCAGACTTTCTTTATTACTCGTGTCGTTAAAGATAGCACAGGCATTTCAAAGATCTATGCCAAGCATATCAGCCACTTGACCGAAACGATGGCTATTAGAAATAATACCGTTGTATCCGGAACTGCTCCGGCAGCCTTAGCTATCTGGGCGTCTAACTGTCTGGGCGGTATTCGTTTTGATGTATGGTCTGATATTGAGTTATCGTCCAAAACTAGCTGGGATATTGCTAACTTTAAAACAGCGCGTGATGCCCTTGGTGGAGTTTCTGGTTCGATCCTTGACGTTTGGGGTGGTGAGTATGAGTTTGACAATACCACTATTAGACTCCATAAACAACTAGGGCGTAAAAGCCCTATTGTTTTGGAGTACGGGCGAAATATCTTGCGCGCAGAAGATGACCAAGATATCGAGAGCGCTTATACCAGCGTCTATCCTTATGCCACGTATACTCCAGAAACTCAAGGGACTGGTGATGGTGCGGTCAGCACTCAACAGGTCACTGTCGAGCTACCAGAGAAGTATGTTGATGGCCCTTACATGGGGTTGTACAACGAGCGTCGAGTTTTAATTGTTGACTTTTCTTCTAACTTCAAAGAAAAGGAAGTGCCGACTGTTGATAAACTGCGAAAACTTGCCAAAGATTACGCGATCAATAACCGTTTGGGACTTCCAAAGATCAATACAAAAATTGAGTACGTTGATTTATCTAAAACGCTTGATTATAAACTTACTCAGATCTTGGAAGAAGCAGAACTATGCGACATCGTGCCAATTTACTATCCAGAGATCGGGCTTACAAGTGAAGATGCGAAACTGACAACAATTGTCTATGATGTACTGTTAGAACAAAATGACAGCGTAGAGGTTGGTGTCATTGGTGACGGCTTTAAATCGTCCATGACCAGCAACCTATCCGGCAAGATCGACGACATCGCAAACAATCAGCAAAGACTTGTTAATACCTTGCCTAATTATTTAATAAACGCACAAGGCAACAAAGTCTGGTACAACCGTCCAGACAACAAAGAGCACAAGGTTGGTGACATCTGGTTTGAAAAAAACGGGCTCTACAACCGTATGTATGTCTGGAATGGCTCGATGTGGGAGAAACGCATTGACACAGAAGATGTTGATAAAGTTAAAAAAGAAGTCAATAGGCAACTAGAAGAAGCCCAAATCAACATAAACCAAGCCATAACAGAAGCGAACGAAACAGCCAGAGAAGCACTTGAAAAAGCTGGGACGCTTCCAAACACAGACAGCCTATCAGCCAAGATCAAAGAAGAGATCCTTAAAAGTAAAGAGTTGGGCGATAAAATCAACCGAACCTTTACCGAGAATGACAACGGAACCGAGATTTTTAATAAAATATCGGGCCAAGTCACAAAGAAAATTGTCGAAGTCGAAGGCCAAGTAAACCAAAAGATCAACCAAACGAACCAGCGGATCGGAGAGGTGAGCGGAAGCGTTAATAGCTCGCTCTATACGTTAAACAACAGAGTTGGTGATATCAACAACGGCCTTAACAAAGCTAAAATCGATATTGTGAACGCGCAGGGCACTGCAAACGATGTCGGAAATAAGTTAATTTTGACGGATCAAAAAGTAGCCCAAGCGACAAGCAAGATCGATCAGACAAGCCGTGATTTAGAGAATACTAACGCACAAGTGGAAGCCAACAAGCGTCAGATTGAAGTGCAGGTAACGAATTACAACGCAGTTCGCGAAAGTACGAAATTGTTTGAGCGTATCCTTGGAACAACTGAAGAGGGCGCACCAGATAAGCTATCACGTTTGGTGATGTCAAGCGAAATATTCCAGACAGAGGTCGGGAAGTATGTAGTAGATGATAATAATCTGATCGTTAATTCAGAGACGATGGACCAAAACGTTTTAGTAAACGAAAATCGGCCCGGTGTGAATGTTTCTGTAAACAACGGAATTTTTACGATCAAGGCTCAAGGGCTAACGTCCGGTAACTGGTCGGGGTTCACGCTTCCGATTTACGTTCGCAAAATTTATAAAGGCGAAACATACTCAGTCGGTTTTAAATATCGTATT